TGTAGCTTCGGCTTTTGCTTTAGCTACCTTTGCTTCCGCATTTGCTTTTGTCTTTTCTACTGAACCTTTTAGCCAAGTACCTGCTAATTCTGCAATTGGTCCAACGAGAAGGTTTAACATAGTTATCTCCTGCTATTTCTAAAACTTTTCCCAGCATTAGATTACTGGTGGTATTTCATTCTTAATTAATAAACCCTGCCATGATGCAGATATAGGATTGTTAGAACTTCCTACACTAATACCTCGTGCCTCTATATCAGTTTTTTCTGGTATCCTTAAAGGATAATTAAACCTATCAATAAAGGTATTAGACTGTAATACAATTCTAATTTGTTCACGAAATACATTTGTTCCAAAGTTACGTACTATAAACCTAACCTGACAATATGAGTTTGCCTGTGAAACAGCAGCAGTAAAGTTAATATCATCTAAGAAAAGAGTATATCCTGCAGGTACTGTATATACAGCCATTTCTGTTTGTCCTGCCCCTAAAAGAATAGAAGCATAAACAGTACCAGTAGGCACACCTGCAGTTGCTCCTGTATTGGCAAGATAAATAGTTCCTGCTGCTGCCCCACCTGAACCAGCAAGTGTAACATACATACGGTACACACGTAACCAAGATGTCTGTGTAATCTTTTGTGTCTGTCCTGTAAGAGTAATGTCTTCTTCTACTTCATTATAGTCAGCATCAAGACCTATAATCTTTACAGAGTTAGCACCTGTTCCACCATTAGTATCTGCTGTGCTACTAGAACTTACATACAATTGAGCAGCACTAACAGGATAAGAATATATACCACCTTGTGACCAAATAGTTTCTTCTGTTCCATTTACATCACCATTATATCCAAACTTATATATTGATTGGTGAAAAGGTATCTGTTCCCTAGAAACCTGAAGTTCCCAAGGCTCATGCTTTCCTGTACGTGTCATTGAACTTGGAGTACCCATTAGTATAACCTATTATGTCCAGATTGTTTTTTACTTTTTTTACTACCTACTGTACCACCTGCTTTATTAAAACTAATACCAAACAAAGTAGATGTAGACTTTGAAGGTTTCTGTTTCTTAGGTTTAGTTTTAGGTTTAGTAACCTTCTTAGGTTTAGCATTACCCTTAGATACTTTATATGCTCTATCTTTAATAGGGTCAGTATCAATTACCTTTCCAGATGGAGCTTTCTTTACAGGCTTTGCTTCCATGCCTAATGCTTTTAACAACCTATTAAGTTGTTGTGTATTAGTTTCCATTTCTACTAATGACATTAAAATTCTCCTAACTTCATAGCTTCACTTAATTTCTTAGCCCTTTGACCTACCTGCCTTGCCCATTTTGAATCCATCATTTCAAGACTTGCAGCTTCAAACTTCTTCTCATGTATTGCATTCCACATCTTCTTGAACTTACATAGCCTTGGAACACCCATGTTAAATGCCATGTCCATAAGTATTAATTGTCTAACACCATCAAGGTCTTCTACACATTTATGTACTGCACATAACTCATTCTCAACTATCTTAATATCATTCATTGCAAGATACCTAGCATCTGCTTCTGTAATACCATGTTCATATATAGCATCCATACTAGGGTAGTCCATGTAGTTAAGTTCTTCTTTACTAATACCACGGTCTTTTAAATTGCGACCAATACCTATTGTGTCTATACCAAGGGTATCCTTGTAGACAGTAAGAACCATACCTTCATGTTCTATAAGTTTATCTAAAAAGTTTGAAGTATTATATTTCATTTTTTACTAAACCCAAAATAAGATGCGACCAGTGCTGACAGGCTTCCATACATCATCATTAGTATGGCTTCGGCACTTGCAAACCTGTCCGGGCTTACAAGTACAGCTATCGTTGCTACAAGCATCATTGCAAGAGCAGACCAAGCCATATACCGCCTGTTCTTTTGGTAAGTTTTCTTGTCTGTTATTAATGGTTCATTCTCCATTTATCTTCTCTTAAAAATATCTAGCCCTGATACTCTTCGCTGACCACCATCCTGCATACTGTAGGTAGCAGTTCTTGGGTCATAGGTTGCACCGATAGGACTTTGGGTCTGACTGAGTAGGTTTTGTATAAACATTCTACGTTGTGCAGGGTCTGCTAAATCTACTGTTTGTGAACCTACACCTCTCTGATAATACATATTAGGAGTTATTGCAGGTGTTACAGAAACTGGTGTAGCTCCTGAACCTGAAGCCTGTTTAGTATCATTATCATCGTTACTTTCTCTAAATGTTTTACTTTCACCTACTTTAGAACCATCAGGCATTTCTACATGAGAGATAGAACCATCAGCATTATATTGTACTGTTCCACCTTTCTGAACTCCCATTTGCATATCACCTATTCTACCTGCAGCTAAACCAGCTTTAGTTCTTGTAATACTAGGAACACCTAAAACTCCTCTAGCTAACTTAGCTAAAGGACTAAACTTTTCTAAAGTTTGAATACCTTTTGTTATAGGACTATTAAAATAATTAGAAGCTTTTTCAGCAAGGACATCTAAATCTTTTCTTCCTTGCTCAGACAAAAAGTCTCCACCTGTTCCTGTTTCAGGGTCATAGTCTGCAATGGTAATAGCAGAAGTCTGTTCTTCGTCATCACTGCTTGGGTCATACCCACCAAAACTTACACGGTCAGGTCTACCTGTATCTCTTGCAAAACTTCTTGAACTCTGATATCTTGATTGGGCTTGAGTATCCTTACCTAACATTTCTCCTAGTTCTGCAGCTACATCGTCATCGTCATATGCTCCACCGTCATCGTCACCACCACTGTCAGAAGAGCCGCCAGAATCAGAAGAAGCAGAATCAGCAGCTTCTTTACCTTCTGATTCACCTTCACTACCACCGCCACCATATGTATCTCCACCGCCAAAGTCACCTTGTAGAGACATTAATCCACCCGGAGCACGGTTAGGTTTACCATCAAGAGAACCATAAAGGTTAGCATCAATAAGTATTTTCTGTTCAGCAGGAGTAATGTAAGCAAGTTCTGCAACTACATGGTCAGGAGAAGACAACCACTGTTTAGGTACAGTAACTGTTTCTACTTCACCAAGATAGTTATAACCACCTTTTAGTTTCTTAGGTTTAACTTTTTTGTTTAGACGAATATCTTTACCTGTCTTAGCATTAGAACCGTATACTGGTATACCTGCTAAACCTTTAGTACTTGTCTTCTTTTTCTTTGCCATTACTCTGCTACCTTTCTTAGGGGCTGACCTGTCAAACCAGCTTCCAATTGTTTTAGTCCTTTAATTAAAGCTGGTGGAAACTTTCTTTCTACTAACATATTTTTAATCTGTCCTGAGTTAATACTATCAGGAATAAAAACACCTTGACCTTCTGAACCTTCTACTAGACCATAAATTAAATTAGGATTAATTTTATATTTACCCTTGCCTGTAGAAGCTTTAACTATATTATCAATTCCATACTTTGATTTATATATTTTACCATCTTTTCCCTTTTGATAAAACTCCACATTTCTAAAAACATTAACTTTATCTGACATTCTAGCCATTGCTTCTTTCTTAGCCATCTGTGTTTCAACATACTTTTCAAGTATATCATTAACGTCTTTTTGTGTAAGTTGTTTATCTTTAATAGTTTTTAAATATTTATTAAATTCTTTTGAGGCATTATTTATTTCTTGAGAGTCTTGATAAAGACTATAACTTACAGCCCCATCTAAATCATAGGTATTATTTCTTATACCTGTTGCAAAAAAACCAGCTTGGTCTGAAGGAAGAAGATATGTTCCTACTCTTTTAGGAAAGCTAGATGATGTTTGTCCTTTTCCTAACCCTCTTAATTCTTCTGAATTATAAGCATCTCTAAGATTAAAAAATGCTTTAGCACTACCCGGAACACCTACGGATAATAATCCTTTTACTCTTTCTTCAGTACTAAGTTCATTACCTTCTTCGTCTACTCCACGATAAGCATTAATAACTGCTTCTGTTAAAAACTTTTCAGAAACAAAAGGTGAATACAATTCAGCTATTGCATCGGGCATAGCATCATCTAATTCTCTTTGTGTAATGTCTTCCCCTGCTAGCACACGAGCAATAACTGCACGAGTTGGTCCTTTAATATATTGCATTGAATCAAGTGTACCTGAATCAATAAACCTTGTCATTATTTTACCTGTATTAGGGTCTTTATAAAAAGGTTGAGTAAATACTTTTTCTGTATTTCTCTGATAATCAGGTACAGTTAAATTAACTGAACGTATTTCGTTTTCAGATATACCATTCTGACTATTATTATTTCTAATTGCATACTCAATACCTGCAGTGGTTGCACCTATACCTGCAAGTCTACGCATACCAATCTTTATTAACTCAGGGTTATTTGTTCTTTTACCCTCTGCAATATCTTTTGCTCCCTGCATAAGAATATTCTTAGTTGTACGTACCATTTCTGCAGGGAATGTTGCATATGTACCAAAGGGTAAACGAGCCAATGCACGAACTGCAGGAGCAGCCGTAGTGTAAGAAGGCATAGTATTACGAACTGTTTCAGTTGCTAGATTAAATACTTCTTCATCTGTTAGATTTGGTAATGCTTTTTTGTATGCATTGTATTCTGCTTGAAAAGAAATAATCTTACCAAAGTCATCCACACCACCATATACTGCAGACATACCTCTGAAGGGAGCTTTAATAGCTTTGGTTATTGCACCCTCTACACCTTCTGCACCTTCACCAAATCTATCAATATTCTTTTTAATGTTTTCTGCAACTACACTAGAGTCAATAATACCTCTGTTTTTTAGTGCTTGTAAAAATTTAAGAGTTTCTTCATCTCCCTTTGCAGCTTTTGCATACATAGCTTTAGCAGACTTAACAGCTTCTTTAACTACTTTAGGACGATACAATACACCGTTCATTCCTAACTGCTGAACCATACCATATGTATTAACTAAGTGTGCAGTATGGTCAAAGACTGTTTCCATTGCCTGACCCACAGCAGCAGGTTTAGCAAATATATTTAACCAGCCCTTACCTACAGGATTGTCTACACCAAAAGTATCAATACCTTTATCAAGCATATCACTAAATTCTTTTGTTGTAACAAACTTATTTAGTCCAACAGCTTCTCCACCTGCACCAAAAGCACCTAATTCTTTTTGTGCAAGAGATTCCAAAGACTCTCTTACGTCCAAACCTGAAGGAGTTACTTCTGCTTTACGTAAAAATGTTGTAGTTTCTTCTGGTAAGAAAGGAAGTAAACCTTTTATTCTTACATCTCTGCCTACATTCTGTTCAGCAAACTTCTTAATATCTTGAATATAGTTGGCTTTTGCAATTAGCTTATTTTGGTTTGTCATAGTTTCTGTAAAGTTTCTTACAGGGTCTTTAACTTCACCAAGTAATTCTAGTATTGGCCTATCAAGTTCTTTTCTACCACGAAGAATTTTAGCTGAAGGTCCACCAGTACCGTTAGAAATTAACTCAGATAGTACATTAAAAGATGTATCTTTTTTACCTCTATCTACCAAATCCATAATCAATCCATTGATTTGTTCAGGAGACAACTCAGGATTATTTCTTGCTAAATGTGTTTGTGCATTACGTACAGCAGACAAAACATCAGCATTGTGCGGTGTGTCTGGTAATTTATTCTTAATTGCTTTAGCTATGTCCTTAGACCATTTAGGATTTGTAGAAAATTCAAATGTTCTAGTAAGATATGCACCGCCTGTATCAGGGTCTATAACTGCACGAAGCTTATTGTCATCTGGTAAATTTAAAGAATCTAAAATTCTTCTTGAATTATTATCAATTTTTGTACGCATACGCATTACTTGATTAACAATTTCTTCTGGTATCTGAGCCATCTCTTGAGCAGATAATGTTTCTCCTGTAAGAAGACGATTAACAAGCTGCTTGTCAACATCAGAATTTTTTAATACTTTTTCTAGTGCTCTTGCTTCTTTTTGTATAAGAGCAGACGAAGCTTGGACAAACTGATTTTTTCTAATAAAGGCTTCAAACAATGGTTGTGGTAAACCTGCAGTAGAAGTTAATGCTCTACCTAGTTTAGTATTAATCTTTGCTATCGCTTGTCCTATTTGACCACGTTGTCTAAAAGTACCCGGAGTTGTTTCTTCTACTGTAGCTCGTGTTGCGGTGGCTGTAGGTGAAGGAGTAATAGGAGTAGTAATACCTTCATTACGAACAGAATTAAATTTACCTAATAGCTTTCTACCACCACCCTTTAATAACTTAAAAGCCACAGCAGCAGGTATTGCAATAACACCACCTGCAATTGCAGAGTCTACAATCTGTTTTAATCTACGTTCTGCTACACCGTCATCAGGGTCAATAGCTAGTTGCTGTAAAACTTCTTCGCTTTCTGGAACAAGTGCAGCAAACTCTGTAACAAATGTTTCGTCTTCTCCACGAGACAATACATCTGCACCGATACCTATTCCTGTACCTTTTGCTAATCTACCTGCTCTTGTTTGAGGTTTAATAAACTTTGTAGCCTTTGTTAGACCAGCAGCGGGAACAGCATAAGAACCTAACTCAGCAGCTACGTCTTCACCTAAATTTACACGAGGGTCAAATGTTTCTTTGGCTGCATAAGTTATTTCTGTAGGTAGGTTCTCATCAAGAAAGTTTGCTGCATCTTGAAAAGCACCTTCAACAGTTTTTCTTGTTTCTTTACCACCAACAAATTCTATTACATCACCACCTACTTGACCTACATCTTCTGCTGCTTTACCTACTGCAGAACCTACAATTTTACCAAGGTCAAATGTGGTATCTTCAGTAAGAGTACCTGCTTTTTTCCTTCGTTCATACTCTTTATCTACAGACATAAACTGATTAAAGTCAATATTCCGTGATTCCAAAAGCTCTTTTAATTGCTTTTTGGTTGTAATATTACCAGCATTTATTTCTGATTCTACACTTTGTTTTAAATTAAAAAACTCTTGTGTATTAGGAGCAATAGCCATTTATTATTTTAATCCTTGAATTAACTCGTCAGCTTTTTTACCTGTCTCAGTATCTGTTACATCAGTGCTTTCAGATGAACCATCACCGTTACCACCAGCGTTACCACCTAAACTAGAAACTGTTGGTCCTAAAGTAATTGTTCTTTGAGCACCCTCAAAGCCACCTGTTTTAAAAGAACTTAGTGCAGCATCTAAAAGTCTTGCGGCTTCTTCTGCCTGTTGCTCACTACCAACATAAGATTCTGTTTCTGGATTCCACGTCATTTTTGCTCTTTCTTTAGCTTGACGTGCTAAAGCATTATATGTTGTAGCATCTAGTTCAAACTTGTCTTCTTCTGTTGCTTCAATAATATCACCAAGAGTTGATGCTTGAAGTTGTTGTACTTTTAAAGCAGCTTCTGTTTGGCTTAATCTACCTGCAGCTAAGTCTTCTCCAATTTTATTTATTTCGTCTTCAATAGCTTGTCTTTGTGCATCTGCATACATAGCTGCTTGTGCTACTTGACCACCTAAACCTGCTTCAGGGTCTGCAGAAGCATAACCCAATAGTAGGTCTGAGATAAATTCTGCAGGACCTGCTTGTTCTTGTAATCTTGCTTTCTTTTCTTCTGCAGTTCTTTGTTGTTCTTCTGCAGCTTTTTGTAATTGTTTTTGGTAATCAGACAATCCAGTTTGCATACCCATTAGAGTTTCATATAGAGCAGTTCTGGCATTAGGAGTTGTTGTTGTTTCTTCTTCCATATCAGAACCTACAGTTGAACCTGCTGCAAGTTTGTTTACCATACCTGATAGACCACCCTGAGAACGGAAAGCTACATGACCACCTTCACTGAACAAACCAAATCCACTACCAATTTTACCTACTGCACCAAGAATACCTGCTATATTTTGTGAAGAAGAAGGTTTAGCCACTGGCTGATATCTTTGGAAACCTTGAAGAGGCATCTGATAAAGTGTGGACTGATATTGACCAAGAGCTTCATATGGGAAGTTAAGCTGTCTTTCATACTGTTGTTTTGCAAGGTCAAGTCCTGCTTGTGACATTCCACGTTGTGCTTCACCTACACCTGCAAGACCAGCAAGTTCTGTCATTGCTTGTTGAGGTACTGTCTGACCTAATTGCATAAGAGCACTTGCAGTTCCACGTTCACGACCTAGTTGTTTTTCAAATCCTTCACGAGCTTGTTCAAATGCTCTTTGTGAACCACGAGTTTGTATATCACCTAACATTTGTGCTTGATTACGGAGTGTCTCAGCTTCAAGGATTGCTTGGCGTGAACCACCATAACCACCTGCACCTACAGCTTGCTTACCAATCTGTTGCATTTGTTGTGGGAAGTAACGAGAAGCTTCACGTTTTTCTACATCTACTACGGCTTGCTGATAAGGAGACATATAAGTAGCAGCTTCAGTAGGAGTAAACTGACGTGCCGCACCCATCTGTAGAGCAGTAGCAGGATTAAAGTATTGCTGTCCTGTACCTACAAGACCTGCAATGCCACGCATAGCTGCTTGCTCTTCAGGAGCAAACCCTGCAATCTGTGGACCTTGATAAGTTTGATATCCTGCAGCCTTCTGCTGCTGGTAAATTTTACCTGCTTCGGATAGTACTTCTTCTAGTCCAGATTTATAATCTGTAGGTGGTGTATACATTTGTGCCATTAGGCTAACTCCCTCAATATTTTGTCTCCGTCAATTTCTTTTATTTGTTTGCGTGTTCCTGTTGACTCTTCACGAACATCACCTAAAAACTTATCTAGCTTTTCTGCACCTGCATCAGATGAACCATTACCAAGATTAGATACTACATCGGCAGGTATTACATATTCATCTCTGCTAAGAAGTGCTTTATCAATAACTGGGTCACCCTTAACTTTAAACAAAATGTCATCAGACATACCATCCATAGAGCCACCACCACGTTTTACATCTATCATTCCTTCAAATGGGCGTTTACCCCCTGCAAGTGCTGCAATTCCACTAGGTTGCTGAAAATTTCCTTCGTTTAAAGGCTGCTGAGTAGGCATCTCCATAGGCTGATTAGGAATCATACCTGCCATAGGTACTTGTGGCTGTACGGGCATCACAGGCTCAGTAACAGGGGGTTCATTAAATTCGGATATTTTATTACGTCCAAAGTTCATTAATTCCTGCATTGCCTCTTTACCAGACAAATCTTGGTTCATAAGCCCTGCCAAACCACTCATTGCTTCTTCTAAATTAAAAGCTTCTGGTAATCCTGTCATAGGATTAGATGTAAGTTTACCCATTGAACGTAGCATATTAATTTCTGGCTTAGACATATGAACTAATTCTGTATCACCCATACGACCTTTCATGGCAAGCAAGTTTGCTATGCCACTTTGGGGTGCTTGTTTGTTTGTAAAATATGCCATTATGTATTTACCTTATTTGGTGTCATATAATTTGACTGTGCTTTTGTCATGTCTGCTTGTAAATTACTGCTTTTATTATACAACGAACCGAGGTTATATGCCATACCCTGTACAGTTTTTGTACCAAAATAGTCAGTTGTTACAGTAGTTCCACTATTAACATTACTAATATAAGTACTATTATTAATTAAATTAAAATATTCTTGCTTATTCATTAGTTTAAATCTACCCATCCTGTGCTGCTTACATATCCTTTAAACTTTTCTTCGCCTAATGAAAAAGCTATATCACCCGGAGAAGGTCTACCAATTTCGGTAACAGTTACTACACTGTATACTCTAGTTGAAGGTCTACTATTTATTTCTTCATCTCTAACATCAAGTTCAAAAGTCAATGTATCTGTAAATCTTTGTAACTCTGTATATACTTCTGTAGCGTCCATAGTTCTTGCCATAGAATAGTTAGGTAGCTTTGGATAATTAGGCATTACCGTTCACCATCTACTTGTATGTTTGCACGAACCTTACCCCAACGCCAAGAACCATCTGAGCTAGCAGACACAATAATTTCTGCTTGTCTTCCTCTACCCCGTAAATCAATTTTATTTGTACTACCATTAATTGTAAAAGGTCCTTTAGTAGTAATATTACCATTAGGATATTCTTGGAAGTTTATAGAAAACTGTAAGTTACTATTATTAGTAAATGTATAATCAGGTATAATTCTATCTACAAATAATATCTTGTCTCCATCTTCAATATCAAAAGATGCAGATTCAAGATAAGAAGGAAGTATTTTACCATCTCCTGTATAGACATCAGCAGGTTCATTATTCCATACATAGTTATCTGCAGTTGCAGATACTTTACCAGTTGCAATAGTATTAGTAAAAACACTACGGTCAGCAAAGGTACTGTAGAAAGACGAACCAAATACCCAAGTATTTTCTGATATATTATATATTACATATGAATCTGGTTCTGAAGAATTAGCAGAAGGATACAACCAAATAATTTCTCTAAACTCAGAATTAATACCTGCATATACCTTATCTTTATTAGTCATATTAAAACTGTCAAAAAGATATCTACGAACAGTACATTCTAGTTCTCTTACTCTACCATCAAAAGCATAGAAGTTATTGTCACCCATCCAATAAGAAATACCATCTACATCTACTGCTGCATGAGGACCTATTAATCCACAGTTTGTACCTACATTCTGGAAGTTAAAGATAAAAGGTGGACCTGCAAAGGATTGAACAAACATTGCATTGTCTGTCCAAATATGAATACCATTACGAGAACGAACAGTTCCCATAATTTTTGTACCACCTGTAAGTACAACTTCACCAGAAGTACTAGAAATAGAAGGTGTCCAGTTGTTATAGTTTTCTTGGTCTGACCAACGCACAAGCATTGGATTATATTCACCAGTACCAAACTCATTACAACCAAAAGAAATAAGATGTCTATCGTTAGGAGATACTTTAATATAATTATTTACAGACGGAGAAGCAGAGACAACTACTGCACGTTCTGGTGTTACAGATGCATCTACATCAAGGTGATAAATTCTACCGCCTCTACGACAGGCTACTAAGTCTTCACCCCAGTTATCTAAAGTCCACTGAGAATTAAGGAAAGTAATAGCACCTGCAGCAGCAGGTCTATTCCAAGCTCTAGCCCCTGTGGTAGATACACCAGCATTATATACTCCTGCTCCATAACCAGTTCCCTGTACAGGAACAGTACCTTCTACATTAAGAATAAACTCTAAGTCTGCAGTGCCACCGTCTGAGTAAGTAGCTGCTGCAGAAGTTGTTGCAGAAATAGTAAAACTATTAAGTCCTGCGACTGCAACTACAGAATACTCACCATCAAGAATAATACCACTATTACCAATAGAAGTTGCAGAAGTAATAAATATTCTGTCATTAACAGACACACCATGATTAGTAATACTAATACTTACAAGAGGTGAGTTTATCTGTGTACTCATTACACTTGTCAAAGATATGGCAGAGACAAATGGAGTTACATCAAAAATTTCTGAGGATTGTACAGCATAAAGAAACTTCTCTGTACCAAAGGACATAAGTTTTTTAGTGTCATTATCTGACCACGTAAGCAAATCACGAGCAATACCAGTATAATTATCTGATATTGCTTTAGTGTAACCTCTTAAATTTTCTGGCTTACCTTCTCTAAAACGTACTCTGTTTCCATCAAACCATTTACCTTTTTCAGAGTATTGGGTAGATTCTCTATGGAAACCGGGAATAAAATCAAGAGTAGTAAGTCTTCCTGCTGTAGAAGCCATACCTTACCTTTTCATGTCTTGAATTGCTACCATGTCAATAAATGCAGTTGTTACGCTTGCAGATACTTCTACACTACGTACTGAGTAAGCAAGCAAGTCTACTGCACTAATAGAAGTTGTAATTGTAGGAACTGTACCATTATTAAATTTAAAATCATTAGCAAAAGATAATGTTTTACCACCACTAGTTGCATCCTGAATTACATATATAATACCTTGTTGTCCTACATTAATATTGTCAGGTTGTCTTAGTGTACTATCCGCACTTACTTGGAATACAAAGTTATTACCTGCTTGCATATCTACTGCAAAGATACTTGTGTCAGACACTGCAATAGTTACAAGAGGTGAGAAAGCATAACCTGCACTTACTTTAATCTGACTATTAAATTCATTATCTGAACCAATAATATTTTCATAACCAATACTTGTATTTACATAACGAATGTCAGTAGTAGACAAAGCCATAAGTTTAGGTTCAACTACAGTTGTATTTGCAATAAAGGTTAAGTTACCTGTTGCAGTTACAGAAGTTACAGGGTCAACAGTTGTTGTTTGAATCTCACCAACACTTGTAAGTACATCCCTGTCTACTGAGTCACCAAAGTTTAAACCCTTTGCATCTAGGCCACGTACATTAACACCGTCAGACATAATTAGGAATGTTGAAGTACCTGCTGTAGAAGTAGGAACTGTAAAACCAGTTGCAGTTGCACCTGAATTAATAATACGTAATGTACCAGTTGCAGAAGATTGTGTTACTTCGTTTTGAATAATATAAAATTTAGATTGAGAAGGAAGTACAATATTTGCAGCAGATGCACTTACTACATATCCCTGAAGTTCAAGAAAGGCAGAACGAGCTTCATCTGGATTACCATTATTAGTTGTAAGATTAGTATCATTAACAAGTTGCACACCTGCTGTACCAACAGTTGTATATGAACCAATGGCATCATCCAACAGGTCAATAACATTCTGATTGAGGATATCTCCCCAAGAGTTTGGATTTTCACCGTCTGCTTGTTTTTCCAGACGTATTCTACTTGTATATGAAGAAGCCATTATCTTTCCTTATAAATTACAATTATCTTAATTATATAGTAAAATTACTTTTTAGACAACAGATTGTCTAGTTTATCTTCTACTCTATGTAATGCAGCCATTACTTGAGCCATGTCATCACGTAGTTCCATACGTGTGGCATATTCTTCTCTTGTTTTATTAAGTAAAATTTGTATACGTTTAATTTCTGCATACATTTGTTTAAATGCCCAAAACCCCGGGGCTAACACTAGAGTTAAGATAACATTCCAAAACATCATACCGTCCATTTCCATAATACTACTACACCTTATTTAATTCATTAGGCCAATTATTAATAGGCTGTTTACCATCAGCTATAGTAATACCGTTAGATACAGTTGTAGGTGTTTCCCATAAAGCAACAACATCTCCAACAGAAGTACAAGCATCAATTACAGTTTTAATTTGTGTTGCACAAGAGACAACTGCTGCACGATAGTCTGTTACACTTGTATTAATTGCTCTGCCTCTTTCTGTGTTTGCAACTACCATCCAATCAGTAGGTTGAAGTAAGCTATTAGCAGTTATATTAGTTTGTCTTTTAAACTGTGTTTTTAATCCTATTGTATAAACAGGAAAACCATTTTCATCAGTAACAGTTACAGAAGTTTCAGAGTCAATATTAAGTACATCATCTAAAGCTTTAGGAATTAGACTGTCATCTGCATTCCTTCCCCAATAAAATTTATTATCATAAGGAGTAGGGTCTGCTTCCCATACTAAACCTTTAGCTGCTTTTTCTTCATCTGACCAAACTCCCCAGTTAGCAGGATGTTGAATACCATTGTTATCAACCCATGCTTTACCAAGTTTAATAGTTTTATGTCCGTATTTCCATGCCATATCTATCTCCTATCTGGCGTTGGCTGATTTGAATGGGGCTTCTGCAAAGGCGAGGAATATATATGTGCTTCCAGAAGCGTTACTATCTACATTAGTTGTTCGTATCTTAAACCCATTGGATAAAAAGTCTCTATTCTGTCCAGAAAACTCTGCAAAAGAACCATCAGAAACCACACAGTTTTCAACCTCATTAGAGGTGTCTCTTTTTGAATCCTGTATATACCAACTAGCACCACCATCTGCACGTTTCACTATTAAGAAAGCTGGCCTGAACCCACAATGTACAAACGTGCCATCTGTCGAGCCGTTGCCCGTGTATGAGCCTATCTTGCTGTAGCCTTCAACCTCTGCGAATGAATACATAACATATGTACGCCCACTAAGATTAGACTGTGAATTTGTGCCAACATTTACAACACTA